TAGCTGATGCTGGGTATGGTAGAGAATTTGCTTATAATGCTAAGCTATATGCCCCTAAAGTATTAGCACAAAGACTAAAAGCAGATATAGCAGAATTGGCTAATATCGAAAACCCACAAACTAGGAGCGAGATTGCTAGAAACAAGACTAGAGAGTATGCTAGTTACTTTGCTTACTATGGATTTACTCAAGCTATAGGAAAATACATCCCCGGTCTAAAAAGATTCTTCCAGTCGATGAACAAGGAAATCAAAGAAAAACCTTTGAAGGTTCTTGGTGTTGAAGCCTTGGGTGTAGGTGCTGAAACTGAAATCGCTGCAAGGGGTGGTAGTGAGTTACAACAAGCTGGTGGAGGTGTAGCTACTCAAGTACTTACACCCATGGCGATTACTAAATTTTTAATTGAGCCAAACAATGCAAAAGTTTTAAAGCTAGACCCAAGTAATGCAGCCCTAATAGAAAAATACAAACAAGTCGATTGGAATAGAGCTGCGAGCTATATACAAGATATTGTAGACAATCCAAAAGCTGCCGCGGCTAAGATAGATGAAGTTTTAGAAAATCCATTTGAGTCAATATTTGAAGATATACCCGCTGAAATACTTGCGGGAGACAAAGGCCTCACCTACTTGGAAAAAATTATAGCACAAAGAAGTGCGGGTAAGATTGATTTAAATGAAAGAGATATCAACTATTTAAATGAATTAGCTGGTACTCTTAGAAATGCAAGTAAGGTAGATAATGTTGTTGACTTAATTAGGTTCGAGAAAGAAAGAGCTCAAAAGAATATAGATACTATTCTAAGTCTAAATACAAAAAGAAATCTAGACCAAGTTACTGCACTTAAGAAAGGTCAAGCAACTGGTGAAGAATATAATAATGCTATATTTAATGCAATCAATGAATCTAAAGTTGATTACAATGTTTGGTTAGAATCCTTGTGGAGCTCTCCGAACTTAAATCTAGCTCAAACTCTTTCACCTCAAAATGTATCTAAGACAAAGCAAGTATTTAAGAATTTAAGAGCTAACAAGTTTGAGAATATCAACATGGATGATATTCCAGAGGAGGCAGTTAAGATTTTAGGTGGTGATAAAATGCCACAAACTGTTGGTGAGCTTCATGCTTTGTATTCTAAACTTGGCGAGATTGGTGACTTAGCTAGACGAGAGGGTAACTCAACCCTAAGTCAAACTACCACAGCAATCAGAAAAGCTATATTAGATGACATGGATAAAATCCCCGGAGCTGGGGTTGCCCTTAAGAGAGCTATAAATGCTTCTAGGATTGGATACAAAACATTTGATGGTGGGTTCGCTGGTAGTTTGCTAGATAAAGGTAATGTAAGACCACAAACTAGTTTCGACAAAGTTTTTAGTGATTACACCGATGGCAAGATAGATTTCCAAGAAGCTATAAAGGCCGCTAAAGCTGGTGAATTAGTTAGTTACAAGGATACATTTAGGGTACCAGCTGTTATTGGTGCTTATTCTGAACATATTAAGAACTTATTTGTTCAAGAGGCCACAAGGAATGTAGATGGTGTAAGAGTAATTGATAAAGATTTAGCAGAATCCTTTTTCAACAAACATGCACCTACATTAGATTTGCCTGAGTTCAAAGGTTTGAAGCTACAACTTAGAACATCTGTAAATGCGACAGATGCACTAAGACCTCAAGCAGATGATATATTAGAAACAGCTACATCACAATTTGGCACAAAAAGCCAAGCAGCGGCCAACTTATTCTTTAATGCACCTGTCAAAGATAGAATGTCAAAGATATTATTTGCAGGAGACCCCAAAATGCAAGTCAAGCAATTGATGGATTTAATTAAGGCTACACCTGATGCTTCTTTTGAAAAACTTGGTGTTACTAGAGGTGATGTTCTACAAGGTGTAAAAGATTCTGTATATGATACTCTTGTTAGTATTGGTACTGCAAAAACTGATTTTAAATTATCTACTATTGATGACTTACTAAAAGACAAATCAGTATACCAAGGCCTAAGACAAATATTCAATCCTGGGGAATTACAAAGATTAAAGAAGTTTACTGAAACTGTGAAGGCCTTCAATCTTTATAAGGGGAGAAAAGGTAGCCTTGATGAGTTGTCTAACTTAACCTTAGGTGAGCAAATGATGGCTATTTTGAATGGTGCCGCATTTGGTAAAGCAATCCCCGGAGCTGCTTCTTTGCAAGCTGTTTCATTTGCAAAGAGAAAAACTCTTGAAGTTCTATCCGACATGAAGAAGGGTGAGCTGGATAGAATCCTTGGTGATGCTATGAGAGACCCTAAGTTGTACAAGTTATTATTTGAAACACCTGTTGAGAAAGCTCAAAGTGCAATGTACCTTCGCAAATACTTACTTACTAGAGGTATTGATGTGGCAGCAGATAGTCAAACCGAAGAATACAAAAAAGAAGCAGAAGAGTTAAGAGCTAGAGATGGAAATATTATAACTAATTTCATTAATGGTGTTCGACAAAGGGAGCTAGAAAGTTTAAGTGCTTTGCAGCAAAGTGCTATGATAACACAAAACCCTACTGCTTTACTAGATGTATTAGACCTAGATGAGCAATCAGTTATAGCTCAATCATTGATTGATAGTATAAGAGCACCTATACAAGAGGGTGTAAGCCAAGGCATGGATGTCATGAGAAATGCCCCGGCACCTAATGACTTTGGTACTATACCTAATGGTAATACTCTAAGAAGCCTAGAAGGTATGAAATAAAAAAAACTCCTACTACCAGCAAATACTAAATGGTAATAGGAGCTTCCTTTATTTATGAACGAGCAGATAATGGAAATTTTTTCCTACGCTAATCTTTCTTTGAGTTTTTTCTTTTGCTCTTGAAGAGCTTTCCTTTTCTCTTGTAGGTGTTCTATTTGGTATGAGATTTGCCTAGACTCATCTCGAATCAAGTTTATTTTAACTTGTAATCTTTCTTGCTCTAGAATTTCTGGTAGTGGTTGCATGATTTAATCTTGGTTTATTGTTTTTATTGTGTCAATTGTTTTTTAAAAAAATGGTGACATAGGCGGCGAAAGGGAATATAAACAAAAAAAACCCACCATCGTCTTAATAGATGGACTACCTATGTCAAATTAATCTCAGTAAAATAAACCTTTGGTATGATAGAACTTGAAGTTCCCCTTAATATCTCTTTCTCCTTCTCGATTCTTTGCTATATTGTATTTCATATTAATAAAAGCCCCATTGGAGTCAACATTTTTTGATGCTTCTATGTCATTATTCGCTGGCCACATGAGTATAATAACATCTGCATCGTTCTCTATGTCCCCGGAATCCTTTAAATCATATATAGCTAGGCCACCTTCTCTCTTAGCACCTTCTCTATTAACTTGGCTCAATAGCAAAATACCTATGTTTAGCTCAAGTGCTAGTTGCTTGATTCTATGAGATATGTCTGCTACAGCATCATTCTTAGACATATTTTTGTTCTCCCAAGGTATGAGTTGCAAATAATCTATAACTAAAAGTTTTACACCATGTCTCCTAACCATAGTTCTAGCATAAGAACATAGCTCACTTACATTCTTTACATGATGTATTGAGTACAATGGAAACTCTTTGAGTTGCTCACAGCCTTCTCTTACCCTAGACATAGCTTTGTCATTTATGACTCTATCCTTGATTTGCTTGAGGTTGGCTTGTGATTTTATGGTAAGCATTCTTTTGGCCACTTGTTTTTGCGGCATTTCTAAGCTAAATATACCACATGATATATTATCTTTCATAGCTGCTCTTGTGACAATATTGAGTGCTAATTGTGACTTTCCACATGATGTAGGTGCTGAAATTACAACAACCTCCCCAAGGCCTACACCATTTGCCCCTAGACGCTCGTCTAAGTGGTCTATATGGGTCTTTATGGACTCTTCCTTATATGTACCATCTAATTGAGATTCAATCTCTTCCTCAAGCAATTCTACGCTGTTTCTGAGGCTCATGTCTTGGCTAGAGCCAAGCTCTATTGACATAAGTCCATCTTCTATAGAAGACCTAATATCGTCCGGGCTTTTGCATTCATCTTCGGCATTTTCTAATGCAACCTTACAAGTTCTAATAAGCCTTCTGAGGTTGGACTTTTCTTTGATAATATTAACCAAAGAAAGACTTTGCAATGGTGAAGCAGCTTTGTCCATGAGCTCTACAATATCTAATGCAGAACCCACCTCATCTAATTCTGATTTTTTCTTGAGCTCTTCGATTAATGTAATTTCCGAAAGCTCTTGGCCATTTAGTGCAATAGATGCAATACTTTTGTATATAAGCTGGTGCTTATATAGATAGAAATCTTCAGCCTCTAGCTTAGTGGCTATACTATCGTAAAAATCTGAGTTACCATCTCTAAGGCAAGTAGCTAAAACCCTTTCTTCGGCATCAAGGTTCGTTGGTATCTTCCCCGTCTCTTCGTTGTTTAAAATCACTTATTTGTTCCATCATCGCACCAAGGCATTGGCCTAGGTACTTTATTTGTTTTCTTTTTTCACTTATTTCTGTTGAGTCACGAAGCTCCTCTTGGAGATATATTGCTAACTCAACACCATCACTTAGGGTGTTAATAATATCTTTAGGCATAGAATATTAATATAACATTTAGGTAAATACTTACCTTAAAATATCGTCTAATTCCCTAGGTAATTTACCATCTTCAATAGCATGTAAAGTCCAAAGCCAACATGACATATTCCAAAGAACTGCACCAAAATGGTCTTCGTCTACTTTACCATCTCTACAAGCCATTAAATGCCTATAAGCAGCATCGCAATACCTAGATGTTGGTATACCTTTTCTCCAATTGTCAGGCCCATACTTAGATGCCCCATCTTCAAATCTTTTTGCCACGGCCGTAATAGCACATGTTGGTATCATACTAGGAACTCCCTTACCTTGCATGGCATCTCGAACTGCCCCCGTAGAGAAGGCAGTTCTAGACCCACTATCAGGCAATGATTGTTTTTCTTTGCCTAGATTTTGCATTAGAATGGCATTGGTTCATCGTTATCCGATTCTTTAGCTTTCAAGCTACCACCATTAACCTTTCTAGGTTGAACAGCAAGTGAATAATACTTGCCGGCTTTTTCGCTGTTTTTCAGCCAAGCAGATAGTTCGTATTCCTTACCATCTACATTAACTGGGCCACGCAGGTCGGGCTGTCGTTCATTTTGTTTTTCATTTTTGAACAACGCTCCTTTGTTTGAGTTATCGTATGACATAAATTTTATTCTCCAATTAAATTAAACCTTCATCTTCAACTATAGCTTTTTTAGCTCTAGATGTTTTACCATGTGTATTCGTTGCATCTGGGTCAAGTGATGAATCCGAAATTGCCAAAAGATTTCCTAAAGCATACTTACCTGCATAGCTACTAGCAGAGCCTGACATTTGTGGTTCTTGTAAACCCTTCTGTGTCAACGGCTCACGAGCATATGCTGATGCTGATATTTGTTCACTTGTTTCACAATCTACTAGTGATGCTGTGGATTTTATGTATTGCCATGTGCCAATAATCTCAGCTTGGTCAGATACAATTAACACACAATTGAACTCTTCGCAGATTGGTTTTGTATCTGCAATAATACCTTCCTTTGTTCGATAGCCATAGCCACCAAACTTGTTTATATTGTCTTTATTGGATACAACCTTTGATTGTATCTTTGATAATTTATTAAGTATATTTTTCATTATTTTTTTATTAACTTTTTATATATTTCAGTTCGCTGCTTTGTGTTTTCACACTTAGCGATTTCGTCCCTATTACCACCTAATTTGAATAGTATGTCAAGTTGAATATCTTTATTTAGCGAATTAAATCTTTTGTAAAGTTGTCTAAAGCCAACTGGGTGTATTAATTTTGTATCTTCTTTGTCTAGGTAATCAGCTATATTTCTAAGAACATGCGATAGTTCTGATTTGGCCGCTTCCTTTGAGCACCTCTTGAAAGCATTTTCTATCTTACCTAGAAACATATTGCCATCGTAGGATACAACACCTCTAACTTGGCCATTAGTGTGGCAATGGTCTACAACCCAGGACTTGGCCTTGTAATTAAGTAAAGGGCAAACTTGGGGTTCATTTTCAATCCTCCATTTTTGCAGCTTGTTCTGAGGTAGATAGTTCATTTATTTCTATTACTTTGATATATGGTTTCTTTTTTAAAAATGTTTGTAAAACAGATTTCTTATCATTCCCCCACTTGATAGTATACCCAGTGTAATCCGGGTGCATGTCACTATGCTTATATATTATTTCGTATCTCCAAGCCATTATGGTATTAGTTTTTTTAATGGGAATAATATTCCTTTACTTGTATTATTGTCACCTCCAAGAACATCTCTTGATGTTCCTATCATAGGCCTAACTAGTTCTTTAAGTTTTTCGGTTGGGTAAAACACAACTAAATCCTCTACCACAAAACAATAAAAATCTGATTGTGTTTTGGCTATGCCGCTTGGCTTACCCCTTGAATGGTATTCAATAAATATATTGCCAGTTTCTTTGGCCTTGAGGTCTTTCTTCACCTCAACCTTTTTACCTTTGAGCATTTCGCCAACCTCTTTTTCGGCAACTTGACCCACCTCTAGGTCATATTTAAAATCATTGCAGTATTCCATCTCTTATCTCCTTGAATACTTTATGGCTATTGGCCATGAGTTCCCTTGTGCTTTTACCTCTCTTAAGCTCTACTAAGTAATGCTTTATATATCGAAAGTAAGGCTCATAATCTTGTTTTAAAAACTGGGATTCAAGTATAGCTCTTAATGAGTGCCATTCTCCATCTGTGAGCTCTTCATCGAAACCAAAATCTAATTTAGCTTGTATATTTACTGAGCTTCTTCTTGTTATATCTGCTGAATCATATTTAGCCATGTTATTTCTTTTTCTTCTTGGGTTTTAATATTCTTTCTTGCCAATAAATCTTGGCCGCTAGTTTAGCACCTTGTAAATAATAATCAAACTCTTCTTGAGTCCATACCCTATGGTAGTGTTCTGCTGTGTTTGTACAAATGCAAACAGAACGAATCTCAGGGAAATAATTTAGCTCTAGCTTTTTTGCAAGCATGACACTTTCAATTGCTAATTGTTTACAATCTTTTCCATAGAACTTTCCTTTACCATCGCAGCTCCTACACTTGTAATCAGCCATGAAAACTTTCTTGTTTTTATCTAGGCCAATAAAATCAATACTACCAGCGATTTTAAATCTAGAATCCGAAACAATATATTCACAATCAACTACATCGACATCGTTTTCTTCTACCCATGAAATAAAAGGTTTTGCCCAATCGTCATAAGGGTGAGCACCATCGTCACCATCTAATAATAATTCTTCTATCCTTTTGTGGACGGCCGTTCCAAACTCGCTGCTTGGAATCATTTCGCCCGTAAATGGGTGCTCCCGGAATCCATATGTCATTTCCTTCAAGGTCATGTAATTCAAGCTAGGGTTCTCTCTAGCCAATCTTGTTATTTCCCTTAAAGTATAAATGTTATCTAAAAAATCGTCTTTAACTATTCCTAGAACTGTTGTTACTGATGGCCAAGCTCTTCCATGTTTTCTAGCTTGTGGTGCCGTTTCGATGTGGGGTAAGAATTTAGGGTCTTTGGAAGAAGTGTAGAAATGTGCCATAAAAAAGTTTCACACATCTTCTATAGACATGTGAAACTTGTCAAATGAAAAACACGAATTAGTGTATTATGGTATTTTATCCCACTTTCTTAATTCGCCACAACCTTCATCTTTTAGTAGGCCTAGCAGCCTAAAGGTCATTACAGCATCTCTGCCTTCTTTCATTTTCTTTCTATTAGCTTGTACTCTCTCGAATACCTCCTCAAACTTTTCAATCGTTTGTGAAGAGTGCGATACATCGCTTGTTGTGGATTCATCAATAAAGGCCATTAAAAATTGGGGTTTATGGTTAGGTTATATTTATCTATTCCTTCATACTGAAAATCATTGTTGTCTACCATGTCATATGCTTCATCTAATGTTTTAGCTTTTACCACATATCTTTCGATGACCTCAAATTCAGTAAGAACTTGCTTGGGCTGCGTTTTGGGCTGCGTTGTATCTTTTGGCATTACAATTCCTCCCAATCCATCAAGGGTTCAATAGCTTCCCTGATGCAAGTGGATTCATCTCCATGAGATACTTGTGATTGTATTAAACCATCTTTTATAACCTCAACTAAAAGAGTAGAACCATTTTCATCTTTAACATAATTAAATGATAATTTATGGGCAGCGATGAATTTTAATATATCGTCACCATTCCTTGGAGGAAAGGGTGCCGGAATCCTGGGAGTGTAGTAATCCCCTTGTATTAAATCCCCTACATATTTATTTTCAATATTACCAAAATCAGTTCTTACAAGAACGATTTCCTCTTGTCCCATGGAATCAGCTGGCCCCTTGGGGTAGATGTGAAAATCTACGCTATTTGATTTTTTAGTATTGTTATTCATAATGATGGAATATTTTTTGCTACATTCATCGCCACAAAAATAATGACAAGTGCAGCATTTATCATAAAGTTTATAAAGTCCATGGTTAATTATTGTCCTCCATTTTTAAAACTGTTACTAAAGCATCTTGTAAACTAATATCACCTTGATTAGATAAGTGTACTAACTCCTCCCATCTTGTGACATATTTTTTATTTGTAAAATGGTCATTCATACCACTCATGACCATTGTGTATTCGCCATTATTTAGGCCAACTTTCCTAGCTTGCAGCTTGATTGAATCCTCAAACATCTATCACCTCACTTTCAAAATAAGGTAAAGGTGAAAAGAACTCATCGAATCCATGTAAGGCCAGCCTTGCAGCTTTTACAACCTCGATTATCCTTAGAGCTTCTTGAGAGCGGCCGCCTATGTGCCAATCATTAATATCTTTGACATCTCTGCCAAGTATTTCGCCTAGATAAGATTTACCATTTTTCCAATTGTAAATCGTTACAGTTTCGACATCACCACTTTGTGGGTCATGAATCTCTAAATGCCATTCAGCATCAGTTTTATATTCATCTCCCCTGGTTGGTTCTCCGAATAGTCTAACAAGCGTTTTATAGCTGCAAACTAGATTGCCTTTAAAGCAAGTGCCACATATGTTTATGTGTTTTTGGTTATGTGTTAATATATTCATTTTAATTTATTTCAATTTTTTCTTGAGCTTCCATGAGCATAGAATCTCTTTCTTCACTTGTAAAGAAATTATTTATAAGTTTTTCGGCCTCAATACCTTCAAAAACTTTGTTTTCATCGTCACCCCAATATACATCACAGCATGTGATTTCTTGGTTTTCTACGATTAATTCACTTTCGTTTCTTGATATGGTTGAACCCCAATATTCAAAATGCTCTACACTATGTTCTTGATGCACATCACTTTCCACAGTTATTACTGCAAAGCATTCGTTGCCATCTAAATCGTAGAACTCTCTCTCGATTTCGGCGGCTTGTCTTGTTTCATTTTGTTCTTGACACATAATTTATTATGAGTATAATTGGTTAAAAATTCGTTTAAGATAACAAAGAAGGAATCATAAAAAGAGTCAGCTTCTGGTTTGTTTCGATGTGCATTTAACTATCTTGGTTAATATAATTAAATATATGTGCAATCACCTCAACAGTCCAACCATCACCTAATAAATCTTGAGCTTGGTTATATGAGACACTTGAGGTGTATCCAATAGGAACTGTTTGACCTTTCTCTAATTCTTCCCTTGTTAAATATCTACAAAAATCTTCACATTCTATTAGGCCACTATTTGGGCTTCTATCTTGTTTTCTTGTGATGCAACCAATTTTTGCTGCATTAGTGATATTGTTACATGCTTTTATTGAGTTCGCCTTGTTACCTTCTCCATTGCTCCACATTTTAATTCTTGAAGGTGTTGGATTAAGTTTATAGGTTTTAGCTATCTCATGATTCCTTTCTTTGAAATCTTGAAAGTTTACATTTCTATCAATAGGTGCAGCTACATTAGGAATATTAGTCCAATAGATTCGATATCTATTTTGATATGAAACTAGATTAGAATTAATGTGAATACCTTTGACTCCAAGATATTCATTTAATTCTTCTTCACATGATTTTTTCATTCTTACATTTTCAAGTAAGAAATATTTAGGCTTTAGTTCTTTTAGCAATCTTAGGTATTCGTAAAACAAAGAACTGCGAGAACCTTCAAGGCCTTTTCTATCTTTATTTAGAATACTAAAATCTTGGCAAGGGCTGCCACCTATAAGTAAATCAATCTTTGGAAAATCACTAGCATTTAGCTTTGTGACATCTCCAACATGGATTGTATTAGGGAAATTAGCTTTTGTTACTTTTATAGCAATTGGCTTGATTTCACTAGCATAGTAATTTTCGTAGTCGATGTTTGCTCTTTTGAGGGCCAGCTGGCCACATGACATTCCATCGAATAGGGATAGTACATTATTAAGTTTTTTGTTCATGATTTAAAAAATATTATTTAGCTTTTCGCATGTCAATAGTTAATTTAGCTTTTTTTATTAGATAAAATAAATTAGCTTTTAGGATAAAATAAATTAGCTTTTCAAGAAAAGCAGCGAGCGGCCTTTTGATTGTGGCCGTTGTGGCCTTTGTTCCCTAGTTGTGGCCGTCAGGGTGCCAGCTTCCGGGGGAAAATCCCGGAAACCATGCTGGCCTTTTGAGCAGTCGAGCAGTCGAGCAGTCAATTATTCCTTGGATTAAAATTATTTAGCTATTTGGATTCCTAATCTAATGTATTTGATTGCTTCGTATAATTCCCTTTTTGAAACATAGCCATCTGTGATTTGTTTCATGGCACCGCTTTCATTATATACTTGCGATAATTGATATCCCCCATAAGCCCCATCTAAACAATAACATCCTTTGTTCCATGTTCCAATTTTGGTTTTTGAATCATAGGTGATTGCTTCGATTGGATTATTTGTTTGATTATTCAAGTGCCTTACTTGTTCGTCTAATATTTTTTTTGTAATATTCATGATGTTTTTAATTTAATATTTTATTTTTTAATTAATTTGCTTATTGCATTAGCCATACTATTGGCCACTACATTTATTATTTCATTTTTTTCAAAATTCCACAAACGAAAATTGTAAAGTGGATTTAAATTCATGGCCTTTTTATTGCTTTTCTTTACATAAGAATATCCATTTTGATGGAATTTTTCACCTATTTTTAAAGTGCTAAAATAAGTGGAATAAGATTTATTTATAGATTTATTTTTCATAATGTTTTTAATTTAATTTAATTTATAAAAATTTAATAAAGGCCTTTAGTAAAGATTAAAAAAGGCCTCGATAAATCTTTATGATTTATTTAAGATTTCCATGATTGGCTTATCATTTTGCCAAATGCAATCTTGAATTATTTCATGAAAATAATCAAAAACATCATGGTAGTTGAATAATTCAAACATTGTTCCAATTTGGTTATAATCCCATTCCCATACATTAGCAGGCCATTTTTCTAAATCATTTGGATAAAAAGAAAAAAATCCATCATAAGAGGTGAATCGTTTTTTAATCATTTCTTTAAAATCATCTGCGTAGTCTCGCATGATTATTTTATGTAATTTGATTAAATCATATGTATCTAAGGAACAAAATATTCTATCGCTGAGAAAATTATATTCTTTAGGTGAATCTAATTCCACAAATACAAGTGAATTAAATTTCTCATCTAATTCATTTTGCAAAATATTCATGTATTCAATTACATACATTTGGCAGACTTGCTTTCTATAATCACTTTCATCTAAATTATTTTCCAATATTTGATAAAGATTATCCTTCTCAGTTTCATCTAAATTATTTTCCTCTGCTAAATGTTCCACTTCCATTTCTATTATATTAGTTGCAAGTGAATCATATGATTCATAAAATCCATAAAAAGGAATCGTTGTTTCATGTTTTTCTAAGCATGTTTTTTCTTTATTTTCTATTTTTGTTTCCATTGTTTTTTTCTTTTTTTAATTGGTTATAAATTGAACATGGAATATTAGACCATGTATTATTTTTTATTATCCATCCTAAATCTAAAATTAAGGGGATTAAATCCTTGTCGCAGATATATGTATTCATTTTTATTATTTTGTTTGAAATTCAAATGAATAAGATTTGTCTAAATATCCTAATTGATTTTGAATATTGGCCAATCTTTTTAATTGGTAGACATGATATGTTCCATTTAATTTTGGAAGCAATCTTTTCCTTTTCATGAAATCCATTGCATTTTGGCAATCGGAATAATAAAAATCATTGGCGTTGCAATAATCATGATACTTTTCCATGTATGGATAATAAGCTTTGTTTGGATTTGTTTTATTAATCCCACAAAGCATTAGAGCACTTTGAATTGTTACAAGTGCAAGTGAATCTATCTCATCAATAAAAAGCTGGTGGCCTTCGCCAGCAACTTGGATTTTGTTTTTTTGTTCAATAATTTTTTCCATGTTTTTATTTAAAAATTTTAGAAATTAAATGTCAATAAAATTAGCTATAAAAATTAGCTAATAAATTTAGCTATTTGAGCAGCTCAAACGGCCGCTTGAAAAATGGCCTCGCAAGCTTTCCCCAGTTTTTGGCCATATAAAAAAGGGGGAATAAATCCCCCTTGCATTTTCTTTTATAGCATCACCCATATTCTAGAATCATTAAATTTATTTTCTACAAATACACTTTTAGGTGAAAATGATTTTACATAAAAAGGAAGCTTTTCCTCGATTGTTTCAATAGCATGAATTAAATTTTCATCACTAGTGGCTTTTACGATTAGCTTTAATTGTTCCAATCGCAATTTATGGTTTTCTATTTTTATTTCGTTTTTCATATTTTTTTTACATGGTTAAATATTTTTCTTTTAAAAAGGAAATGCATGCATTTCTATCTTTAAACTCATATGTATCATTTAAAACAATACATGAAAATTTATTTGGCCTTTCATCTAATGCTTCAAAAAAGTGCCATAATGTATCATTACATATAATGGCCTTACATTTTCTTTTATGGTCTAAAAAAGTTGGAATCAATTCCAACTCGCTATAAGTTGAAAAATCATCATCTAATATTTCATGAGACTTTTCGAACATGGTTTTTGATATTTGTTTTGTATTCATAAATAATTAAATGAAAGGCCTTCCAAAAAATAGAAGGCCTTCTATTAATCATTAGTGGAATTGAACATTATGCTTATTCCATTTTTCAACTTCGTCGACTTTCCAATCATCTACGATTGCTCGACATGCAACTTTCCAAAAAGTGCAAAAAGATTCCATGTCTTTAAAATATTCATCATATACTACATTTTCATTAATGTCTCTTTTTACAAAATAGAAATAATTATATTCCTCGTTATCATTATTATCATTTTTTGAATTTGGTAAAAATAATATATAAGAATATTTATAATCATTTTCATAAGTTGGCAATTCCTCGCCAAACATAAATGAATCGCATAAATCATTTCCATAGGAAATATTTTCCCATTTCCTTTGAAAATGGTCTCTTTTATTTCCCCCTAATTTATAATTTTTTTCATGATATTCATTTATTTCATGCAATTGTTCAATTGCGTTTAAGTTAGATAATAAAACATCATTTGTTTCATGATGGTATAATGTTTGAACGCCTTCAAATTTTGAAAGTGTATTTTTGATTATGTTTTTATGTATTTTTTCCATGCTTTTTATATTGGTAAATTTTCCTTAAAAAATCAATAAAAAAAATCATTTATTTTCCCCCTAAAATCCCCCCATAAAAAGGCCTTAATATATGGCCTTTAGACATATTAGATTTTATGCAAAAATTATTTATTTTCATGAAAAAAATATGGTTTAAAACCAATGTTGGCCAAAAACTGGCCATGTATACATATGTTCACTATTTTTTTGAGCACTAGTATACAAATGTTCACTATTATTTAATGTTAATGAGACTCAATCTCAATAAGAGGGGGGTGGGGGTTAAAAATTAAATTTTGTAACAGTACATTGACTCATATAGTGGCCGTTAAAAAAAATTAGCTTTCAAGGGGTTTTTATGTTGACACCATTACTATTGAGACACAATCTCAATAATGTGCCAAAGGATAAAGATAAGTCTAAGTTAAATGCTGCTATTGAAGAAGCGATACAAGAGATATCGAAGGACAAGGAGTTACTAAAGGTTAAAAGTCTATCTAGGCACAAACCAGAGAAGGTTGCTAAGATATTGTACTTGTATAGTATTGGCAAAAGCCAAACTCATATAGTTAAGAAGTACAACATAGATAGGCATACTGTAATACAAGTGTTGGTAGACTACGCTGACCATTTGGGCAAGTTACGAGATGTAGCTGGCAAATTGGCGGCTAGGAACTATATGCAACTAAGTAGTCTAGAGGAGGACTTAATAGGCAAAGTTCGTGAGCGGCTAGAGAATGACCCGGAACTAGAGGTTAGCTTCAAGGACTTGAAGGAGTTGAGCATAGCTAAGAGTAATGCTTATAGGGAAACTATGACGGCTAGAGGTGAGGCTACCTCTATATCAGAAGAGCGGCAAATTGTAACACAACAAGATTACGAAGATACTTTGAAGGCAGCACAAGAACGATTGCAGAAACTCAAAGATAATGCAATAGATATAGATGTCGAAGATAGGTAAAGAATACGATGATTTGTTTGATAATGTAAAGGGCAACCTAGGTGAGCACTTTAGTAATTATATGTTTATAGTTATGGATGACAAGGGTAACTTGTTCTATGACTATAGTAATCATAGGGTAGGTAGAATGTTGATATACGAAACCCATGCCGATATGACTATGACTGCCTTAGATGGCTTAGAAATACAATGGCAAGAAGAGGAGGAGGATGATATAGATGGAACTGAAATTTAGTAATCATCCATTCTTGAAGCCACCTACCGATGAAGAGATAGTTCTTCTTGGTAAGAATGACCCATCGTTGCTAAAGGCATTGTATGAAAACCACGAGGGTAGAATCAAGGCCGCGGAAGAAGACCCTGTACGATATGGGTTTGATTTAGATGGTTGGGAGCGAATGAGAACAAGTCTCAATAAGTACAATGAGTGTTTAGTACTTGGGGGTAATCGTAGTGGTAAGACTACTGGATGTGCAAAAATGGTTATGCAATCCGTCATGGAAAGTAATAATGGTCATATTGTTTGTTTTTCTCAGAATGCTGATACTAGTGTAAAGATTCAACAAGCTGCAATTTGGGAGATGATGCCCAAAGAGTTCAAGAGAAAGACAAAGAGCATAGATGGGTATATTAACTTTTCTATGCAAAATGGATTTACTGGTAGTAGCTTTATTTTCCCTGATACTAAGACTAGGGTAGATTTCAAGACATATACTCAATATAGTAACAACCAAACTATCTTAGAAGGTTTTGAGTTTGGGTTCAAGGATTGCAAAGGTGTAAACCTAGGTGCATGGCTTGATGAGTACCTTGGTGATGCTTCATTGGTAAATACTCTTAGATTTAGATTAGCTACAAGGAACGCTAAGATGGTAATAGGTTTTACACCTATTGATGGTTATACACCATTTATTAGTGATTATTTAAAGGGTTCAGAAACAAAACAAACCAGAGGTGCTGAACTCCTTGGCAATAGGGAAGTACCTATAGAGCAATATAGCCCTGATAGAGATGCTGGAATTGTGTACTTACATTCTGACGAAAACCCATTTGGTGGTTATGATAGAATAGCAAAGGATTTGCGAGGAAGGCCGGAAGACGAAATACTTGTTCGTGCATATGGTGTACCTGTAAAATCCATGACATCATTGCTACCATTATTTAACACCGAAGTAAATGTACTATCTGAAAAAGAAAACCGATATAAAATGCGATTTCCAGATATTTCTGACAAAAGGAAATACAGCTGTTATCAAGTGGTTGACCCCGCAGGAGCAAGAAACTATGTATCAATTTGGGCTGCAGTTAATGATGAAGGTGAGGTCTATATCAGGAAAGAATTTCCTGACCGTAGTACATATGGAGAGTGGGCTGTCTTTGGAGAACCAAAGTGGCGATTTGGGCCAGCATCCAAAAAAATAGGTTACAATGTAGAAGGATATGTAGAGCTCTTCAAGGAAATAGAACAAGACTTAGGGATAGAGGTTGTTGAGCGTATAGGTGACTCTAGATACTTTGCGAGAGAAAATGAAAACAATGATGACTTGTTTACATCATTCTATGATTATGGAATGCACTTTGTGCCTAGTGATGGAAGACAAGAAGAAATAGGGATTAGTGCACTAGACGAATGGTTTAGTTACAACCCTAATGTAGACATAGATGAGGCCAATAGGCCGCTATGCTATATACACGAGGATTGTGGAAATCTCATAGATAGTTTAATTAACTACAGTTCTAATGGAAAAAATGATGAACCACTAAAGGATTTCTTCGATGTAATTAGATATTTACGAATGTCTAATTCCGGGGAAGGCCCAGACCATATTGATGGTAGAAATCTATTAACAACTAATAATACAAAGGGAGGCTACTAATGCCAAAGAAGAAACTAAAAGATATTACAAATGAATACGGCATACCTTTCGAGGAAGGCCTAGAACTTGTCTTCAACAACCTAGATGAAGACATGGTTACCGGTAAGGGTGGAAACACTTGGATTAATGAAGATGGACAAAGGGTTCTTGAGGAGCTAGTACCAATGCCTGTTTTATATAGGGGAAAGGTAGTAGCACTACCCCCAAATCCTAGTTTTCTAACTGTGTACATCAAGGAAATAACACAAAAGATTCAAGCTAAAATACCTATGCGAGAAAAGCAATCCAAGTTTGCTAATAAGATAGTATATGTTGAATCCTATACAGAAGGCACAAAAGTAAAGTACAAATGGATACCTACACCTAAAAGAGGTTGATAGATATGATATTATAACTAAATATATATGGATAACGAAAAAACCTCAAAAGCTCTTACCTATGTTGGCAAAGAGCCAAGTGTTACAACTTTAAGAACGGCCTTCGACCAAACTACAACTGAATTAGAGAGTTACTTTGATTTATGTAGAAATAGTTACGATGATAGGCGAAATTGGTGGGCGGGTAAAACTCGTGACCATAGGAAGCATGGAGCTAATGCTTTTCCATGGGAAGGTGCTGCCGATATGGAAGCCCATACTATCGATGAGCGTATAACAAGATTAGTTTCTTTGTTTATGTCATCTCTAAGTAGAGCTAATGTAAAAGCATTCCCAGTTGAAGTAAATGATTTGCCTAGAGCTACTATGGTTTCCGATTTCTTGAAGTGGATGTCAACATCTGGTTATATTCCAAGATTCAAGAAAGAAATGGAACTAGGTGCTAACTACTTATTAGAAAGAGGTATTTTAGTTACTTATGTTGGTTGGCAAAGAGAAGATAGAAGTTATCTACAAAAATTAGATTTAAATCAAATAGCACAAATGTCACAAGAGGTGGCCGAAGCTATTATTGAAGGAGGAAACGATGATGAACTAGCTGTATTACTAGAATCCACATTTCCGGGAGTTATTAACAAAAGAGCTAAGAAAGCAATCAAAGAACTAAGAAAAGGTGGTACAGCGGAATTACCTATAGTTCGTAGGCAAGTAAATGCACCTGATGTAAAAACACTTGCACCTGATGGTGATTTCTTGTTCCCTAGTTATGTCACAGACCCACAAAGAGCACCATATTGCTTTTGGCGAACATTCTACACACCACAAGAGTTACAAAACAAAGTAGTAACCGATGGTTGGGATGAAGACTTTGTTGATTATGTTATAGAACATTTTCGTGGTGTTAATGTAGACTCTATAGAAAGAGATGCTACAAATCGAAGAAGTCATTTTGATTATGATGTCACGAATACAGCCGATGAGTTGGTTGAAATAGTCTATGGATACCAAAGATTAATCGATAAGGCCGATGGTTCAGAAGGCATTTATTGTACGGTATTCCATAGAGAATTTGATGGTAATGATGTAGCAAATGGCTATGCTAAGTTTGAGCTACTTAATGGATACGAAGATTATCCTGTAGTAGTTACAAAACTATCCGAAGATAGTAAGCGTTTGTACGATACTCAAACAATACCTGATATTCTTAGAGGTATACAAAATCAAGTAAAAGTAGAGCGTGATTCTAGAATAGATAGAAACTCACTAGCTACATTGCCTCCTATCATGCACCCAGTTGGACAAGCACCAACAGATTGGGGGCCGGGAAGAATGATACCTTATCGTAGAAAAGGTGACTTAGATTTTGCTCCTACACCACCAAGTCCTGTGGGTTCTATTGAGATGGAAAAAACTATGGAAGCTCAAGCCGATAGATTATGTGGCCTTGATGAAACTAGTCAAATATCTCAAATAAGAAAACAATTCTTAACTGATAAATTTTTAACACATTGTGCTGATGTACTAAAAATGTGCTACAAATGTTTTCAACGATTTGGCCCAGACGAAATATTCTTTAGGGTAACAGGTTCACCTGATGCTGGTGTATTTACAAAAGGCAACCCAGATGAAAACTTTGATATTGTAATTAACTACGATGTACTAAATACAGACCCAGAAGTTCAAGAGAAAAAGCTACAACAAATGGTAGCATTAACTCAACTTGATAGAAGTGGCCGTATTAACATTAATGCTTTGCTTGATTTGGCGGCATTTAGTATTGACCCTGTATTAGCTGATAGTGTATTACAACCACAACAAGTAGCTTCAGAACAAATTGTAAAACAAGTTACTGATGACCTAGCGAAGATATTCGCAGGTATTGAAATGCCAGCTAGACCTAATGGTGCACAAATTGCGATACAAACTATACAACAGTATGCTTCTCAGCCTGATGTTTCTGAGCGTTTGCAAACCGATGAATCCTTTGCAGGAAGACTCGAAAAGTATATGGGACAATACACATTCCAAATACAACAAGCAAGAAATGCACAAATCGGAAAGATTGGAACAAACCCAGCACAAATGGGTGGAGTTCAAACACAATCTATGGAGCAAGGAAGTTACTAGTATGAAGTTTTCAGATGTATTTAGTTCCTTGTTAGGCTTAAATCCCAAACAAGAGACTAGTGGTGATTTGCCTATGATTGGCTCACAACCAAAATACCAAGAGTCTAAACTTTCCCCGGAGATGGAAAGTTACATGCTAGGTATGCAAGAAAAAATTAGTAATATCCCAGAAGATGGTGACAAGAGAATGTATGAGGTAAATACAAGTATTGCACTAGACCCCAAGGAATATGTAGATGTCGTAAAGCCCCTAGAAGGTTTTCATGGCAAAGCAACAAGGCTCAAGAAATACAATCCTAGAACAGGTAAGTATGAGTTTGAGGAATACTTGACACTTGGTCATGGTGATTATGGTGAACATATCAAAGAAGGCGATACTATTACCGAAGAAGAAGCAGAACCAAAGTTGCTTGAAAATATTGCTAAAAGGCTTCCTGTTATTGAAAAGAACATTAAGGGTTTTGATAGTATGCCTAAATACCTAAGAGATAACATTGTTGGTTCTTGGTTTAGGGGTGGACTAAGTGGTAGCCCTAAAACAATCGGACTTATGAATGAAGGTAAGTTTGAGGAGGCATCCAAAGAGTTTTTAAAAAATGATGAGTACTTTGATGTAGTCGAGGAAGTCAAAAGAGCTAAGAAATTAGGCATTAAGACTGAAAAAGGCGGCGTTAAAACGAGAATGGAAAATATGGCTAATGCACTAAAGGATTATGCCGAACAATTAAAAAACACACCATCAGAATAACAACATGCCAAATCTACAAGAAGACCTAGAAGCACTAGGCAAACATGAGCATTTTGCTCGCTTTCTTAATGTTATAGAAAGCTTAAGAGAAGAAACAATCGAAGAACTACATAATTCTACTGTAGAAAATATACAACAAATATCTGGTAGAATTATTACCTATGACCAAATTTTGCAAATGTGCAATTGGAAGGAATTACAATATAAATTTTCTGAACGATTAAAATAAATTTTAACTATTGCTATATAGTTTATAATAAACACATCGCTACCGCTTAGCGTTAAAAAGCGTAAACATTATGTCAGATGAAATCCAAGCAGGAAACGCTGAACCTGCACAAAATACAGCGATACAGTCAAATATGTCACCAGCGGAATTTGTTTCTCGCCGGTTGGGTCAAAATACCAAAGACCCTTTAGTTGAAGCAAAAGAAGAAGTAGTCACTAACCAAGAGGAAGTCCAAGAGGAAGTTCAAGAGGTTTCTAGCGAAACTGAAGTTGCTGAACAATTAGAAGAATCGCAAGATTCTAATAATGTTCTTTCACAGTTAGATTTAGATGATATGTCGGAGGAAGACCTCCGGGAATTATCGGAAAAGCTAGGCTCAAGAGCTGTAGCTCGATTCGGTGAACTTACTGCCAAAAGAAAGGCGGCTGAGACACGATTACAAGAGTTAGAGTCAGAACTTAGTCGAAAGAATCCTCTCGAAAATACTCAAGAAGTAGCTAACAATCCTTACGATTCGGTGCAATCATTACCCGATTTGCAAGAAAAAGCTAAAGAAGTAAATCAAGTTATCGAGTGGGCAGAGGAGGTATTATTCAATTCCGATGGTTATTCTGCTGACGATGTAGTCACAGAAGTAGAAGGTCGACCGCTTACAAAAGCTGATGTTAGAAAAAGTTTATTAAATGGCCGTAAGGCTAGAGATAAATTCTTACCTGCACAGTTAGAGACTCTAAGAAAAATTGAGCATTCAAAGCAATTAAAAACTGCCTTTGACCAAAAAGCCAAAGAAGAATTAAAATGGCTTGAGGGAGAAGACAATGATATTCGTAATCGTTACGAAGCTATGGTGTCCGATGAAAGATTCTCAAAGTTAAATGAAACGGCAGACCCAGAGTTAAGGGCTCAACTTAATTACTTAATAGCACATGCTGCTAATAGTATTTATGGTAGAACACCCGTTAAAGGTAACTCTTCGTCACCTACCTTGAACCCTACTAACCTAGGAGCAAGTGGTTCATCTATATCTGAAAAACCTGTGGGAAAGTCTACCAAGGCACTTAAAGACCTTAGTCAACGATTTAGACAAAGTGGAAACAAAAGTGATTTCATTACTCTTAGAACTCTACAATTAAAAAATCGTTAATTATTAAAAATTATGTCATTCTCAGATACATTTACACCTAATGCTCCTTCAAGAGTAACAGGTCAAGGGTCGGCTATTTCTAATAGAGAAGATTTGACTGATGTTTTGTCAATTCTTGCTCCTGAAGAAACACCAATCCTTTCATCCGCTTCAAAAAGTGGTGCTAGTAGTACATTCGTAGAATGGACAGTCGACAAATTAGATGACCCAACAACAACTGGTGTCTCTGAAGGTGTTGATGTCCTTAATTTCTCCGATAAATTCGCTGGTCGTGCTCGCCTAGGTAACTATATCCAAAAGTTCCGTAAAGATTACATGGTTTCTGATTTACAAGAAGCTATTGATTCTGTAGGCCCAGCTAAAGTTGCTCAAGCAGAAGCTAAAGCAATTCGTGAGCTTAAAAGAAACATCGAAGCTGCTATTGCATCTAACAATGCTATGCAAGCTGAAAATGGTACTAACCAACCTTACCAAATGCAAGGTCTTGGTAAATGGCTTGCAACTGGTGCAACTGGTGATATTGCTGCAGATACTGATATCCCTGCAGACTATCGCACACCTGCTGCTAACAACCACACAACTGGAGATTTCACAGAGTCTAGCTTCAATGCTCAGATTTCTTCAATCTTCCGTCAAACTGGTAATGTAGACAACCTAATGCTTGTTGCTGACACTAACCTTCGCCGTGAAATCTCTGATTTCGCTCGCACAAGTGCTACAGCTGACAAGTCAGAGCGTACCTTCAATTTCGATGGTAATGCTGGTGAGATTAAATTCTCAGTTGATTTATATCAGTCTGACCATGGAGTTGTTTCTATCGTAAATGCTAACCCTGCATGTTTCTCAGCTGCTGGTGCCCAAGGTTCTACTGGTGCTGTTGGAGATGTTGGTTATATTATCAACCCTGAGTATGTTGGTGTTAATGAGTTAATCCCTATGGGTTCAACTCGTCTACCTAACTTAGGTGGTGGTGAGCGTGGATTCGTTGATTGTGCATTAACACTTGCAGTATATCACCCACAAGCTCATGGTAAAATAACAGACTTAAGTGCATAACCCGGAGGTAAATTATTATGTCAACATTAGCATTAAAAAAGATTGGAGATATCCAAACACTAGCTTTAGGTTATACACATGAAGCAACTATTGATATTGCAGCAGATGTACCAACTGGAGGTGTCTTAAATGTCACATCTGGAGGTTCACAACTTGCTGGAAAAATCGGTAAAGCATCTATCGTAGTAGACGAACAAGTACCAGCTACATCAACATCTGGCACTACATATACTGGTTATACAGTAATCGTAGGTGATGATGGAGATACAGATGGTTTAATCGCATCAGCAGAACTTTGTGTTGGGCAAACACCAGTTGAAGTAGGAACTATTCTTACTAACACAGGTGATGATGTGTACTTAGCACCTGCTATCGATAACCTCGATATTACATTCACCTCTGCAGGTGAAGCAGACGAAGCTCTCGCTGATGGCGGTAAGATTCGTGTTCTATTAGAATACTATCCAACTGCTGGAGATTTCTTCTCTAACTAATTAAATTCTTGGTATGGGGGCGAAAGCCCCCTACCTTTTATTTTTATGACTCAAATTATTACAAAATTACCTAGATACTCAGATGGAGAAATCAATCGTGAGTTTATGAAAGAAATCCTAACAGGATTTGAAAGAGAAAAGGCTACTGAGCATGAGCGTGTTGCCATTGCTAGAAAAGAAGCCAAAGAGCTTGCTGGGACTACACACCCTACATTGGGCAAACCTGTAGCTACTATGCCCGCTCGTGAGTTTTTTAGACTTACACAAAAGTATGGACACAAAGAAGTTCATTCTAAAGAATTTTTAAAATATTTTAACAAGAAGTTTTCTGACCTATCCCCAAATAAAGCCTAATGCAAGACAGAACATATTCAGATTTACAAAACTTAATTGAAGCCCTAGCCGGGGTTAGTTCATTTACCGAAGAAGAGGTAGTGAATATTCAATACTTTGTTAATAGAAGAATGTATGAAGCATACAACCGAAGCCCAGTTTGGAATAGATATTTGGTTGTATCAGAATTAAGAAAACTTGCATCAGCAAGCATTAGACTAAGTGGAAGAGCAAGCAATCGAACAAGTATCAATGGATACTATGAATTAATTGGTTCGCAAGCGGCCGATAGCACATTAACAGATTTAAATGTTTATAAAAAGATTGGTACAACAAATGTTTTCTTAGCTCAACAAAAATATACAGATGCAGGGCTTAGTATTACCGATGCAAATGGTAGATGGTCTGTAGGAGAAGGTACAGCGATAGAACAAAGTGATGGAACTTATACAACAAGTATTACACAAAGTAGTGCTACATATGATTCTAATGTTACACCTGAGAGTTCCTTAAATCAAGTTTCTTGGTATGACAAAGCGATTACTACTGCTGATTCAACACTTGTCGCTGATTTCAAAAACTTAATACCATTTGATGAGGCCAATAGAGAAAGCATCAATGACTTTATTAGAATCAATAGAAGCCAAGCATTCTTAAATTTATCTACTGTAGAGTATGATTTTTATGTAGATGAACAAGGTGCTAACTTATTGAATCCAATATCTAGTGCAACACCGGTAGATGGTGTATTTGTAACCTACAAGAAAAGATTATTTTCAGATGAAGTTCTATCCGAAGATAATCGGTCTGGTTTTAACACAAGTTCTACAAATATACCCGGTGAGTTTTTTAACTATTTGGCACATGCGGCATATTCAGATTTCCTAAGAATGGATGGCCAACATGGTAAGTCTATTAAAGAAAGTGAAATAGCAGATGAGTTTTTAGCACTAGAGCTAGAAAAAGTAGATTTAATGTCTAATAACAATACTATAAACCGCAAATTTTCAACCTATGTCAATCGCCAAAGCCGTTGACAACTAATATAAAATATACCTATGCCTAATTCATTTGTAACTAACTTGTACCCAAAACCAACTCCGGGAACAACCATGGAAACGATTGCTCTTGATAGCGATTCTACTCCTGAAGGTAAAACTACAACTTATAGCTCATTAACTAAATATATTGCTATGGATGTTCAAGATGCTGATGCACGAGTTCGCTTTGATGGAACAGCCGTTAGTCAGTCGACAGGCCATCGTTTATATGCTGGTCGCTCTTATACATTTAGTAAAGTAGCTTTAGAAAATGCTAGTTTTATTAGAGCTGGTAGTACTACATCTAATTTGTATTTAACTGAGTTTACTGATTAATCATGTCTTCAGAACATCTAGCATCTGCCGAAACAGAGTTGAAGGGAGAGCTTGGTGCTGCTTGGAATATATTATCAGGTGCCAATGCTAACTATACAGACTTAGGAATAGCTCGTAGATTCGGTGGTGCATCAGCTGCGTACTCATTGCGAGACATTGGTGCAATGAACGGCAGAGTTGTTAAAGTTCGTAGAGATGTAGATGGACAAGGTTCAGACCCAGAAGAAGACTTCTCAGCTAATCAAGTCCAAAGCGGTGCATTAGAAGATTGGGTAAATGGTAAACTAGAGAGTACGCTACCAGCAGATGTAGCAACAGCCGCAGCTGCTTACAGTCTTCGTAAAGTAAAAGCTAGTTATAGTGGCAATGCAGTTCGTATTCGTAGAGACTCAGATAACACTGAAGTTAATGTAGCTTTTGATTCAGATGATAAGGTAAGTTCAAGCTCATCTATATCCTTAGTAAGTGGAAGTACAAGTGCTACTGACCTTAATGGATTTTTAAATGAAAAACTAACAGTAGGTACAGCGGTAAATGGTACTGGTTCTTTTGATAATTATACTGTAACTAATGCAACCACAACTGGTTTTTCTGCTGACAATAGTTCTGGAGGAGTTGGTTCAGCTGGATTCCCTTATAGTTTTGCCACTAATGATGTAATTGTAGTAAGGTATACAGTAAGTAATTTTAGTAGCACATCCAGTTTAAGTCCGCAGATTAGAGGGGTAACAAACACTAATAATGTAACTAGTGTAGCATCTGTCGGTACTACATTTACTGCTAATGGAACATATACAGATACTTTAACTGCATCAGCAGATGGAAATCACCTTATGTTTGCTGATGCTAATACTGGTTCGTACACAATTAGCGACTTTGAAATAGTATCTCATAATCACCAAGCATTTGTCCAAACTTGGTACGACCAAGCTGGGTCAAACAATGCAACTCAAAATACTTATGGAAGCCAACCAAAGATTGCAGAGAATGGAGCATTGCTTGCTGATGGCTTAAAGTTCAACGGAAATAGTGATAACTTTACTATAACTAATGGTGTATCTGGTAGGTCTATATTTGCAGTAACTAATCAAAACATAGATACAACTGCTGGAGGTCTAAATGGATATGGTCAAGATGGTATTAGTTCATTACTTGGAACAGCTGGAACGAATAGCTATATATTTGTATCTAATAACAACTCAGCATTTAATTCTTATGCAATATCAATAGATGGTGCAGCCAGCGATAGTGGACAATATGCTTCAAACGGAAAGACATTATCTTCAGCTGGAGGAAACCTTGGAACTTATGGAGATATACCATCGGACACTAACTCTTTAATTAGTATAATATATGGCTCTGGAGACCCAGCTAATGCTTGGACTAGATTAGGAAGTGGTATATCTGGCAATATATTTATGCAAGGTTCTATGTCTGAGGTAATTCTTTACACTTCAGACCAATCAGACAATCGCTTCAAGATTGAGTCCAACATCAATAACTATTATGGTTTGTACAATGATGCGAATGAGTTCGCAAGTGACGAAACTGCCTTTAGATTTTTAAATGAAAGAAGTGGTGGAACAAGTACATCATCTGATTTAACTCAATTTACACTAGATGTTCAAACAGCATCAGCTTATGCTGGGGCAAAGTTTGCTTCAGATGTGGTTATTGGTGATTCTATATTTGTTTCTTTTAATGCTTCTTTGGACGAAGGTTCTTTTACTGCTAGTCCAAAAGTGGGATTAAGAAACATTGATTCATCCCTTAATGGAACTCTTTACTCCAATGAGGGAACTGTAACAGAAGGATTTAATTCATTTCAACTTACATCTACAAATAGTGCAGCTAGTGGTATTGTTTGGTCAGAGGGAGATGACAATGCTATATTTACAATTAGTAACATTAAAGTATCTCGCATAGCTCGTAATGGTTTCGTAGAAACTTGGTACGACCAAAGTGGTAATGGTAATGATGCTGTACAAGCAACTGCTACAGAGCAACCATCTATTGTTAAAAATGGAGGAATAGTAAAGCTAAATGGCAAACCATCTATTGATTTTGATGGAGTAGATAATTATTTTACATTTACTAATAGTTTAAATTTTAATTTAGAACCAACAAGTTTAACCCGACCAGTTAACACAATAATGTTTGTAGGTGAAAATACTGCTGGTAGTAGGTCATTCTTAGGTGATGAGGGTGCAACTAAAAACTGGATTGCTGCTCCATATAGTGGAACATATCAATTTAGAGATAATGGTAGCACAATTTATGACACAACAGTAAGTGCTACACTTGGCTCTCAATTAGTTTTGTCAATTCAATGTCCATCTGAAGATAACTTTAGCATAAGAGAAAATGGTTCTGCTAAAACAGTTGGTGGTACAAATAACATAACTGCTGCTATTGGCATAAGAGATATGGGTGCTGGTTATACATTGAGTGGTACTACACAATACCAAACAATGAAAGCACAAGAATTTTACTTTCACAATGAGAGATTACCAAATGACATTGTTGATATAGAAAACGATGCAATCAATTATTATAATATTTCATAATTATGAGCGAAGAAGAAATTACAATCAATTACTTAGTATACGACACAGAGGCTGATGCGATTGCAAGAGCAGACACAGAGGGTGCTAGACGAGGCTATGCTTACCACAGAGTAGGCTCTGGTACTCGTTATCATACTTACCCACAAGTGACTGCTGACAGCAAGTATGCCCTTGTCGTAGATGGATACGAACTAACAGAAGATGAAGAGTCTTCTATTGTTACTAGTGTAACATTCCCAGAGCCTGAGGAAGTATAACATGAGTATAAAATACAATAGAAGAAAAAGTAAGAGTAGAGATGATTCAAACTTGCCTACTTATAACTTACCAGACTTTGAAGTAAGAGCTAGTGATAGTGATTTGTCTTATGAAAGAGCAAACATAGATATATCTAAGCCAAGTACAAAACTAAATGATGATATTAAATCCATGGGGAGTAAAAAGAAAACTAAGTCACCAAGTAGTGATACAAGTGTCCCGGATTTTACTAGTATATTTGATACTGAAAAAATTTCTAGAAAAGAGTTAGATGGAAGTCCATTCAAAAGAAAGCAATTATCGTAAAATACATATGATGGAAGAGACTTTACAAAGATTATCTGTTGGAATATTTGGCTTTATAGCAGTCGAATCAATGGAATATGTTAATTTACTAATGGAAATAGCATCAAGGGGTGTGGTGATTACACTTACCGTATTGTCTATTTACAAAATGTGGAAGGAACTTAAAAAATGACTACAGAATTATTAGCAATGTTAGGAGGAGGATTCTCCGGGTTCGTATTTAAGCTAATTGGCACTATGGTTCAAAACCAAGCAGCCATTACTGAAGGACTTATAAAGAAACAAAAAGCATCGGACGAAAGTGCAGATGCCGCAGCGGCAAGGGTAGATGCCTTTGGTGCTTGGACTAGACGAATTATTGTATTAACAGTATTGTTTGGTGTTATTATTGCACCATTTATTTTAGCTCATAGCGAAGAAGGTGTAACAGTAGCAAGCGAGTATAGCAAGTGGTTTGGTTTTGCATCAGGCACAACTTACCAGACACTACATGGATATATCATACTCCCGGAGATTAAGACTGCTGTTATCAGTATTATATCTTTTTACTTTGGAAGTGCAGCAGTAAGTAAATAGTATGGCCAACAATAGATTATTTTCAGTAGTAGTAGTAGGAAAGAAAGACAAGGGTGAACCTTGTTGCCCTGCTTGTGCCGCTGAAGAAGAAGCAAAAAGAATTGTTAGGAAGCAAAATTATGGCAAAAGGAAAAAAGTCTAATAAAATTTGTGCTAAAGGAATTGCTTGGGCAAAGCGTACTTTTGACAAGTATCCTAGTGCTTATGCTAACATGGCCGCATCTAAGTATTGCAAAGACCCAAATTATGGGAAGAGAAAGAAAGTGTAATGGGAGAGTTAGCAAAATGGCGAAAACAAAAGTGGGTAAGAATTGGTATTGATGGGAGTATCAAGGGAGCTTGTGGAACATCAAAAAACAAAAAAAACCCCGACCGCTGTCTTCCCTTGGCTAAAGCCAAGAGTCTCAGTAAATCTGAAAGAGCGGCTACAGCTCGCAAGAAAAAAGCTGCAGGAGCAAAAGGAAAACAATTCGTCTCAAACACAAAAAGAGCAAAAGTAAAAAACGCTTAACTATGGGAAAAGGAATGCAACCCAAAAAAGGGTACAACCAAAAGAAATACGAGGAAAACTATGATGGTATCGATTGGAGTGCTACTCGTAAAAAAAAGACATCTAAATAAATTTATTATATGAAAAAGTGTGAGCAATGTAAATGGATAACAAAACTGCCAAAAATAAACTCAGGGAACTGCGAGATTCTTTGTCCGAAGTCTTGGATGGTAAAGAGTATGAAACCTCTAGCGAAATTAGAGAGCAATCTAAGGAAGCAATTGCTTCGGCTAAAAAAGCTAGTAATACGCTTAAAAAATCTCTTATTGAGAAAATAAAAGACCTTCCTGTTGTACAAAAAGTAAGCGAGCTAGGAACTGCTGGTAGTGTAGCTGTGTCTACGGCGGCAGTTGCTCAAACGGGTGTAGCTATAGACCAAACCGAAGTTTTTATTGCTAGTGTAGCAAATGATGTAGTAGAAGAAAGATTTGAAGTACCTACTTTCATAGATTCATTCGTGGACTTTGAGTCATTGAATGATTGGGGTCAAATTGTTATCGCTGAGAAGGTCGCTGCGGTTTCCGAACTACAACAGATTTCTCAACCACCTGTTGACGCTTCGGACACCACACAAGAAACCTCTCCTTCTTCACAAAGTTCTTCCTCCGAAACTCCCGCTCAAAGCGGTCAGCCACAACAAACTGATAAATCACAAGAGCCACAAAACAAAGGGCAAGAATCAAAAGGAGAAAATTCATCTAAAGATAACGATTCAGAAAAAGATAACAAAGGTAAGCAAGAACCAAGCCAAGAACAAAAAACTGAGAATAAGCAAGAAACTCAAGAAAGTAAATCATCATCCGATTCTGAGTCAAAATCTGATAATGTCAAGCCTATACCTTTAATAGAAACACCATTTGAACAAATGAATGACGATATGAAGCCTCATTCAAGTATAAGACAAGTATCACCTGTATCATGATAGAATATATATTAACAAACTATAAAGACAACTTACTAGGTATGGCATTTGCATACATTGGTATAATATCTATTATCATGATGTTTTTGCCTAAAGACAATTTCATCAAGAAAATATTTAAAGAATTTACATCTATTTTTACAACTTTATTTAAAAAATGAGCCACGAAGCCCAAACAAAACCTTTATTAGTAGTAGAACCAAACTATGATTGGGATGATTCTATTACATCAACAACAACTAACCTAAACTATTTTTATGTACCATCTCTTCCAGAGTGGGCATATAGTGAGTTCGATGGATTGCTTTATGAAGGCAAGCAATACAATTGGGATGAGGTTAGTTATAGACTTTCAGTAGATTATAATAGTGTCCCGGAGCCATCATTTATTGGTTTATTTATGGGGCTTTGTTTACTAACATTAACATTCATAAAAAGGAAATAACTATGTCACATTATGGCCCCGGAAGTTGTGGTGAAAAAGTCACCAAAGGTAATAAGAAAACTCGCACTGCTATGAAAGGAAAAAGAAGGTAATTATGCCTCCCGGAAAATATAGTGCCAAACAAAGGAAGTTAGCTAGGATAGCCCCACCTAGAAACAAAATCACAGAAGCTGATTTTAAGGCTTTAAGAAAAAGGAAGTAATTATGTCTAAGCTCAACAAAGACAAGATGAAATGTAATGTACCTCGTAGACAAGTTCAAGGGGGTAAAAAGTTTGTCGTAAAAGCATGTCAGGGTGGCAAAGAAAAAATTGTTAGATTCGGTGATGCTAATATGACAATTAAAAAAAATAGACCTGCTCGCAAAAAAAGTTATTGTGCTCGTAGTGGTGGCATCAAAGGTAAATCAAACAAGTTGTCAGCCAATTATTGGTCTAGGAGAGCTTGGAATTGCTAAATGGCTAGATATGATACATATATAGGTGGCGATGATAGATTCAAAGAAGAGGCCGATAGTGGATTCATTGGATTTAATAATCGTCTAAGAGCAGACCAACTAGAGGCTGGTATGTTGGCCAATAGCCAAAATGGTAGACTTTCAATTAATGGTGAGTGGCAAACTAGAAAAGGTATTAGCAATGAATTAGCACCATTGTCAGTTGGGGATAGTGCTCTTACTTTACCATTCGATATGCTAAGTGATGCTGGTGGTGGTGCTGAGACAGTAGCTGGTACTATTGCTTTATCTAGTGGTAGTGGCTCAAACTTAGTAATTACACCCGCTAGTCAAATTGATAAATTTGGTTCTGATGGCGATAAAGGTACACTAAATATTAGTGGAACAAGTGATTCGGATGTAGATAAAAATCACACATATACTAGAAGTGGTTCTACATTAGTTGTAACTGGTTCATTTACTTATACAGGAAGTTGTACACTAAAAATACAAATATTAAACGATGATGTTATTAATAATGTATATGGTTCTTGTTTGTTTTCTGACCCTAGGACATCACAAAAAGAATATATTATTTTAGCGGCAAATACAAAGGCCGTAGCAATTGATATTTCTAATACAGCTAACCAATACGATATTCCATATCCAGCAAGTGGTGAAACAGTTAGTACAGATGTTGATATGATACAAACATTCAACAAAGTATTTATATTTAGAGAAGGAAAAACAGCTTTTGAAATAGATTTAGCAGAAAATGATATAACTAACCTAGGTAGTACCAAGTTTTCATTGGTAGAAAGTGGCTCTTTTGCGGCACCTCTACAATTATCACCATCTGCTATTACTATCACCGATGGTGAAGCTACCGCTACTTTTTCTAGTTCATCTGCGATGGGTGCTGTAAGGGTTGGAGATGAGATTACAATTGAATCCACTGGTAGTCCTTCTACATTTACAGTAGGAACAAAAGTAGTAGTACATGAAAGAAATGATGCTGGGCCTACATTTAAATTTTTTATACAATTACCAAACACGGGTGGCAATGTAACAGGTGTAGTCCTATCACAAGAGGTTTCAGCTGGATTAGGATTTACTCATATGCCTGCACCTAAATATGGTGTATACCACCAAAGAAGGCTTTGTGTTCCATATAAATATGAAACCACTGCTAGTGATAATGTTTTCACAGAAAGAAAAAATTTAGATGAAATACTTTTATCTGATTTATTAAACACCGATTCATATGACCAATTGTATGCACAATTTAGGTTCAATGCTGGTGGTGCAGACTTTAATGTAGGTATGTTATCTTTTTCTGATGATAAGCTAGTTGTATTCAATAGAAATAGTATACACCTAGTTACTGATTCTATACCATTGGAATCATCTAAGGTAGAACTACTAACAAATGAAGTTGGTTGTATTGCTAGAAAATCGGCAGTACAAATAGGAAATCAAGTTCTATTCCTATCCGATAATGGTGTATATGGTTTAAATTTCCAAGACTTGTATAACCTTAGAGGAAATGAGATACCATTGTCTCAATCTATACAAGGAATTATCAATCAAATTGATAGTGATAATGCTGAAAAAGCAGTTGGCCTATATTTTGATAATAGATATTTCTTAGCTATACCTGTAGGTTCAAACCAACCCTTTAACAATAGGCTAATTATTTACAATTTTTTAAATAAATCTTGGGAGTCTGTAGATAATGTAGGCGATGAAAATTTTGCATACACTAACTTAATTGTTGCTGGCAAAGGAGCATCTAGGGGTGTATATGTTGTAAATTCTGATGGTGGTCTACATAAGTTAGACCAAATTGATTCCGGGTCAGATTTCGTAATTACATCTATTGGTGGCTCAGAAAGCGAAGAACCAATAAGAGCTATTGCCACAACTAGAATGTTTAACTTAAAATCAATAGATAGAAAGAAGTGGAATAACTTTGAATTACATGTTCAAAGTAGCTCAGATAGCTCATCTAACCTAAGTATTGAAGCGATAGCCGAAAACCCAGACTCAGTAAATGGACAAGGTGTTGATACAACCATTGACTTAAAAGATGCAAACTTTTATATAGGTGAAAACATCCGCCCAGATGAAGATATTTCCATAAGAGGCCGTATAGGAAACATAAGAGCCTATGGTCTACAATTAAAATTAACAAGTACCCTTGGAAGACCAAGATTAAGAGCTTTAAAGGTCGCTGGTTCAGAGACATATCGCTCGACAAGTAGTGTACAATAGTAAATAAAGATGGCTATTCTAAATACAGGAACAAATAGTGGTAGCGGTTTTAGTTCTGGAGAACAAGTAACTGCAGCTAAATTAAATAATGCAATCAATGCCGGCAAGTTTGTGGACTCAGCTGGCAATGCCGTAACCCCTACAGGGAATGGAACATGTACCACAAACCAAGGTTTGGAAGTTAGTTCTACTACAGGGCAACTACAAATCAAGAATGGTAATATTGCATTTGAAAAACTATCTACAACACCTACTACAGATTTGGCGGCATTAACTGCTACTGGTTACTATGGTATTATAAATGCTATATATCCTGTAGGTTCTATCTATATGTCATACACTAATAGTGGAGACCCTGATGATATTTTATTTGGAGGATTTAATCACACTACATGGGTAAGAATCGAAGGAGAAGTATTAGTCGGATACAATAATACTAGTGGTACATTCAATCATGCTCCTGATGCTGCAAGTGGAACTGGTGGTGTTGAAGAAGTTACACTAACTCACGAACAATCTGGTCTACCAGCTCATAGCCATTCACAACTTGGTGGAGGATTTGATGGTGGCGTTGGAATTGAGCCCGGAAACAATAGAAATTCTGATTTAGGTCAAACCGGTACAACTGGTGGCACAGACGCTTCACAAGCTCACACCAATTTACAACCATATCAAATTGTTTACATGTGGAGAAGAACGGTATAATATGAAAAAACTTTTACTTAATTTTTTTAGTCCATTAGATACTATCATTTTTAACCTTATGGTTAAGAGTGGTTTCATCAAACCTATTCTAGGTGATTTAATTAGTGGCTTTGGTGCAAGGAAAGCCGCCAAAAAAATGTCCGCTGGCATTCAAAGAATAGCTGACGATACTCGAAGTGCAAAAGAGATATTGATGGACACCTATGGCGAAGAGGGTATGTTCTCTCAAGATGTCATGGATAGACTTATTGGTACTGAAGAAAGAATCATGCCACAATTTATTGACTTGCAAAAAATGCAAGCTAGAGAGGCTTTACTTGGCGAAGGTGGATTAGCAGATATACAAGCTAGTCTTAGAGACAAAAGCCTAAAAAGAATAGAAAGAACTGGTGATTACATTAGAGAAACTCTAGAAGACCCAAGGCTAAGACAAATGGCCGAAAGAAAAATGGATATAGCTAACAAGATGTTAGATGAGACTGATGCTCCACTTTCTTTCCAAGAGCAAAGAAACATATCTAGAGATGTCGCTGGTAGTCAATTCCTTAGTGGGACTGATTTAAGCAATCGTGCTATAGCTGAAGCTACACTTGGTAGAGAAGATTATCGACAAAAGAAACTAGATAGAGCACTTGGTGTTTTAAGTAGTGCAGAAAAATCTATCGCAAATATGGCTGTAGACCCATATTCATTTGAAACCACTGCAGCATCTACTCCGGGAGGTTCATTAGCTAGTGCATTCCTAGGTGGAACACCGGGAGGTGTATCAACAGACCCCGGCCAAGCTATAAATCTAGGAATGGCCGAAGATGAGTACATGGCAAACCTAATGATGCAAAAACTAGGAATCAAGGCTAAAGGTGACGCAGCCTTTTATCAAGGTCTTGGGGGTACATTTAATAAAGCATTTGATATTGGTTCGCAACTATTTGGTAGCTAAAACTATTTATTTTATTTTATTTTAACTATGGCATTCGCAAAAGGAACACCAATTGACCCTAGGTTGAGAGCAATAGATTTCTCACCTGCTTCTGAGGCTACAGACACAATTATTAAAGGTTATCAATCTATGGGTAAAAGCATAGATGATGCTATTATAGGCCTACAAGAAGAACGAGAAAAAAAGAAAGAAGAAAAAGTACGAAGAGAGTCTATTGATTTTGTCCTACAAGGTGCAAACCTTCCTAAGGAGTATAAAAAAGGTACACCGGGGTACGATGCTTTGCTTAAAACACTAGAGAAAGAAGAAGATTTTCTTTCTAGCATTGAGAGCGTTATTGACTTACAAGGTGGAGGTGCTGGTATCCTTTATTCTGAATCTGAGTTACTTGAAGGCCGTGGTAAAGGATTAAACATTAAGGGACAACCAACTGGTCAAAGAAATGAACAAGGTGAGATGATGTATAAAGTCACCGAAGATGTTGGAACATATGCACCAAATGTAAAAGAAATCGTATCAAGTGAAGACCCATTCCTAGAACTAGGATTCGAGAGCTTTGTAAAACCATTAGTTGAAAATGCGGCAAATTCATCAGGTAGAATACAAACAGCTAACACTGGTATTGATTTGCTTACTAAGGAAGATTTTGAAACAGGTATAGGCCAAGATTTGATAGTCAACTTAAAAGGTCTTGGTAATACATTCTTTGGTACAGACTTTGATATTTCTAATCAAGAGTTGTTTAGGAATCAAATCGAGCCAACGATGATGAACTTTATTCAAAATACAAAAGGTGCTATTTCTGATAGAGAAATGGCTAAGTTTGCATCATGGTCTCCATCTTTAGAAAAGACCAAAGATGGTAATATTAAAATATTACTAGCGTTGAGAAAAGGTGCTGAAAACCAACAAGCATCCATGAAGTTGTTGAGCCAACTAAGGTCTCAAGGTATTACTGACCCATATGAGATAAATCGAAGAATAAATGATTTCTTGATGTTGCCTGAGAACCAAGTTGTAGATTATGTAAATCGTGAGTTTGATAAAATTAAGAAAGGTAAAACTAGCGAACCACAACCTAATGAAGGAAGTACCTTGAAAACTAATTTTACTAGCGTAGAAGAAATAGAAAACCTAGACACATCTAATTACAAAGACGGTGATATACTATACTTGAATGGTAAACCTTATGGGGCTGTTGACAATAAATAAATATGGGAGTAACAAAATTATCTGATAGGCAAATTGCCGCACTAGAAGAACAGGGTATATCTAATGTAACAGAGATAGACCCTAATTTTTTGAGAGTATATGGAGACCAAAAAGACCCTATAGTTAGTGGCTTGCTCGAAGATGAGGTTGCATTCCAAGGAAGTGATGAACTAAAATCTGAATCTGAAAAGAAGTGGTGGTCTAATGAAGATGTAGATAGCATGGCTATTACTTACCCAAATAGAAAATTTGAGGGTAGAAAGTCTAGAACCTATGAAGAAATTACAAAAGACTTGCAGCCAATTACCACCAAGGAAGCTACTATTTGGAGTAGACAAGGTATTTTACCTAAAAGATTTTTAGACCTTAGTAACGAAGAGTTTCAAGTATTGCAAAGAGAGCCTGCTAGAATGTCTAGTGGCGAAAAAGAATTGCCAACTTATGTTTTCCCTGAGAGGGATTATCAAAAAGAGATTCAAAAGCAACAAGGTGGTACAGGTACTGATGCACTAAAAAGAGATGTGTATGAAGCTGCTGTAGAGCCTACTCTTAATTTGGTATCCATGGCATCTGATACTAGTATTGGAGCTCTCAAACTTATGGACAAAGGTTTGGCCTTTGTTCTAGATGACCCTACTTTAGCTGATGCTGGGTATGGTAGAGAATTTGCTTATAATGCTAAGCTATATGCCCCTAAAGTATTAGCACAAAGACTAAAAGCAGATATAGCAGAATTGGCTAATATCGAAAACCCACAAACTAGGAGTGAGATTGCTAGAAACAAAACTAGAGAGTACCTTAGTTACTTTACTTACTATGGCCTTACTCAAGCTGTGGGTAAATACATTCCCGGTCTAAAAAGATTCTTCCAATCAATGAACAAGGAAATCAAAGAAAAACCTTTGAAAGTTCTTGGTGTTGAAGCAGCAGGTGTAGGTGCTGAAACTGAAATCGCTGCAAGGGGTGGAGATGAGTTACAACAAGGTGTTGGAGGTGTAGCTACTCAAGTATTCGCACCCATGGGGATTACTAAATTTTTAATTGAGCCAAGCAATGCAAAAGTTTTAAAGCTAGACCCAAGTAATGCAGCCCTAATA